TTTTTTGTCGCGTGCGCGTCGTGTCCGCCGGAGCGGATGACAATCGAAAGGAGAGATACCCATGCCCGTGCTGGCAACGACAAGCCCGACGCTCGCCGAGATCGGAAAGGGTCTCGATCCCGACGGCAGTGTCGCGACCGTCGTCGAGATCCTGAACCAAACAGCGGAGATCTTGAACTACCTGCCCTTCGTGCAGGGCAACCTTCCAACAGGGCATCGCACCACCACCCGTAGCGGCATTCCTGAGCCGACGTGGCGCAGGCTCAACTATGGCGTGATGCCGACAACCTCCACCAAAGTGCAGGTCACGGACAACTGCGGCATGCTCGAAGACTACGCCGAGATCGACAAGTCCCTCGCCGATCTGAACGGGAACACCGCTGCCTATCGCCTTTCCGAGGATCGCGCGCACATCGAAGGCATGGCGCAGAAATTCGTCAAGACCTTCTTTTATGGCAATGAAGGCACGGAGCCTGCAGCGTTCACGGGCCTCTCCCCGCGTTACAACAACCGCAATCCGGCAATTGCCGCCTCGGGCGACAATGTCATTCATGGCGGTGGTGCTGGCTCGGACAACACGTCGGTCTGGTTGCTGGTTCTGGGCGATCAAACGCTGCACGGCATCTACCCGAAAGGGTCCGAGGCCGGCCTTTCGGTAAAGGACAAGGGGCAGGTCACTCTCGAGAACGCTGGCGGCGTTTCCGGTGCGCGGATGGAGGCCTACCGCACCCACTACAAATGGGATTGCGGCCTATCTTCCCGAGACTGGCGCTACGGGGTGCGCATTGCCAACATCTCGGTCGGCGCGTTGACCAAGGACGCGGCGACCGGTCCGGATCTGGTCGATCTGATGACGCAGGCGCTCGAGCTCGTTCCGGACCTGACGTCAGGCAGGGCCGTGTTCTGCGGCAACCGCACGATCCGCAGCTATCTGCGCCGCCAGATCAAGAACTCGAAGAACATGAACCTGACGCTGGAGACGGTGGCCGGCAAGAAGGTCGTGCACTTCGACGGCGTACCGTTCGCGCGCTGCGACGGGCTCATCAATACCGAAACGGTGGTGCCGAACTCGTAATCCGCGCAGCAAGCGCAGCGATCAATCCGAGAGAAACAATTTCGCGGAGACTACCTCATGTATATCGACAAACTTCTCCAGGTCTCGGCCCAGCAGGCTCTCACGGGCACGAGCCTTGTGGCGTCCACCGACGTCATCGACCTGGGCTCCGATCGCGACATCGGGCCGGGCGAGCCTCTTTGGTTCGTCGTCGCGGCGCGCACGGGCCTCGGCGGCACCGGCGGCCCGACCATCAAGTTCGCCATCCAAACGGACAGCGACAGTGGCTTCGGCACAGTGGAGACGCTGCTCGAGCTTTCGGCCATCGACGCCACGGCTTTCGCCACAGGCAAGCGCGTGGTGATCCCGATGCCGTTCACCAACAAGCGCTATGTGCGGCTCGCCTACACCATGACGGGCACGAGTCCGACCGCGACGGTCGATGCCTGGCTCACCAATCAGGAGCCCACGTCGTGGACGGCGCTCCCTGACGCGATCTAGTCGAAGCCGCCAACACGAAAGGATGAGGTGTGATGGCCGATAAAGAGAAGGTCGAATACCGGGTGCTTAAGCCCGTGTTCGTGAACGGCACCTTGTGCGATCCGGCCGTGGCGAACCCACTCGGGGCGGAGCGGCGCGGAAAGCACGTCTACGTCTGGGCCGATCCCGGTCTCGAAGGGACAGCCCTCGAGCTGGTGAAGAACGGCAAGAAGAGCGCGCCGCTCCAAGGCCAGGATGCGGGCTCCGGCTCCGAAGGCTCGGGTTCCGGCGAAGGCTCGCAGGGCGCGCCCGGCAAATAACCATCACGGCACTGGCAGACGGGCTCTGGTGCGCCCCCGCCGCTTCACCCGCTGCTAGCGGCGCCGGCAGCCCCACCCTGCCGGCGCCGGTTTTGTGAGGAGACCGGATCGTGGCCCAGACGCGCATCGACATGATCGACACGTCTCTCATGCGGATCGGGGCCGAGCCGCTGCAGAACGAGGCCGCCCCCGGCGCCGAGCTGCACATCGCCATCTTCCTCTCCATCACCGGCTTCTGCCTGTCCGCGAACCCGTGGAGCTGGAACACGGTCACGCGGCGCCTGGCGCGCCTCTCGGCGCCGCCGGAGCGCTACCATGCCTATCAGTACACGCTGCCCTCGGACATGCTGGGCACGCCGCGCGCGGTCTATGCCGATCTCGCCGGCCAGTCGACGACACGTTTCGAGCTCAACAACGGCGTGCTCGAGACGGATGCGCCCGACATCTGGCTCAAGCACGACAAGCGCAGCGAGCCCGACGTCTGGCCCGGGTATTTCATCGAGCTGATCCAGGTGGCCCTGATGGCCGAGTTCGCCCTCTCGGTGCGCGAGGACCGCACGCTGCGCGACCAGCTCACCGAGCAGGCCTTCGGCACGCCGCGCGAGATGCGCCAGGGCGGCCTGATGGGCGTCGCCATGGGAATCGACGCGCAATCGAAGCCGAGCAAGGTGCTGCGCGTCGGCAGCAATCCGCTGATAAGCGCGAGGTTCGAGCGATGACCCGCGCACAGGACTGCACGTCGATCCTCGCGTCGCGGAGGCAAAAATGAAGAAGGCGACCCTCGCCAACAGCCACACCAAGGGCGTGCTCGACGACAGCCTCTCCGAGCGCATCGACCTCGTGCACTACTACGCGGGCCTGCGCGTCGGCCGCAACTGCGCGATCCGCCCGCAGGGCGGCACCATCCGCCGCCCCGGCACCGTGCTCGCGGCCGGCATGGACCTGATCGCCTCCGGCCAGAAGCGCCGCCTGCGCCGCCGCCTGGAGCCGATCGCGCTCGATGCGGGAATGGTAACGCTGGCCAACGGCGGCACGGCTTCGCACCTCGTGAGCCAGGACCTCGGCGCCGGCGACGACTTCGTCACCAATTCCGTTTCCGGCTCTCCCTTCGTCGTCGCCGAGATCGACCTCGGCACGGCGCGCAACGTGGTGGCGGTCGACATCGCCCGCTTCGCGGTCGCCAGCGGCCGCACCGACAACGCGCTCGCCGTCGAATATTCGGACGGCGTGTCGTGGTTCCCCTTCGACGGGCGGCGCGACGTGCGCACGGCCCGGCGCACGCGCCGCTTCTCCGTGCCGCCCGGCGGGCCCGCCGGCGTTCCCGTCTCGACGCGCTATCTGCGCATCGTGCTCTACGATGCGGCGGGCTCCGGCGCCTTCACCATCGGACGCATGCGCGTGTGGACGGAAAAGCGCGCGGTCTCGCCCGTGCGCCTCCACATGTTCGCCCGCTCGGCCGATCTCAAGTTCGAGCTGGTGCTCACCGATCGCAACATCGACGTGTTCGAGAACCATCGCTGGGTGTCGTCGATCGCCGCGCCGGTCGATGCGTCGCAGGTTGCGCGGATGACGCGCGCGCAGTCGCTCGACACGCTCCTGCTCTACAACGAGGACGTGGAGACGCCGGTGTTCATGCGCCAGGGCGCGGCGGACGAGTGGAACGTCGCGGCGGCCGAGTTCACCGACGTTCCCGCTCTCACGCCCGGCACCGCCTTCTCGGGCGACACCGACGAGGTGCAGCAGCTCTCGATCGGCGGCATCGTCAACGGCCAGTCGTTCGTGCTGTGGGTCGAGGACGAGGTGACGGCGCCGATCCTGTTTTCCGGCACGGGCACGCTCGCCTCCTCGATTGCTTCGGCGCTCGGCGCGCTGCCTTCGCTCGGCACCCCGCCCGCCGTCACGCTGCTCGATGCCACCTCGCGCACGATCGAGGTCGTGTTCTCGGGCGCGCTCGGCGCGCGCCGCTGGCCGCCGGTGTTCGCCGTCGTGCTCGGCGACGACGTGCTGCGGCCGGTCACCACCGTGCGCCAGCGCGGCATCGACGCCGACGGGGCGATCGTCTCGGCCGAGACCGGCTGGCCGCGCTGCGGCCTGTTCCATCAGTCGCGCCACATCATGGGCGGCTTCCGCTCCGCCCCGCAGAGCGTGCTCGGATCGCAGACCGGGCTGCCGTTCGGCCTCAAGACCACGGGCACGCTGTTGACGGCGGATCTCGCCTTCCTCGACACGCTCGACACAGACCAGAACGAGACCATCTATCAGCTCATCGTCGGCAAGCACCTGCAGGCCTTCACGGAGAGCGGCGCCTGGTTCGCCGAGGCGCGCACCTTCGACGCGACGCAACCGCGCAACTGGCGGCTGGCCGCGCGGCCCGGCATCGATCCCACGGTTTCGGTCTGCTTCCTCGACGATGCCACGCTCTACATGCAGTCCGGCAAGAAGAAGCCGGGCGATCCGCGCGCGCCCTCTCGCGTCATGCGCGAGATGGTGCTGGTCTCCAACGTGGAGGCGACCTACGCCGCCGATCCCAAGAACGTGCTGGCGCCGAAGCTGATCTCGGACGCGGTCGACATGGCCGTAATCGAGCCGCGCTCGCCGGACGAGGCGGCGCGCGGCTTCGTCGTCAACGCGGACGGCACCATCGCCCACCTCGCGACGCAGCGCGTGCAGGAGGTTGTGGCCTACATGCCGTGGGAGACGCCGGGCGCCTTCCGCAGCGTTGGCGTGGACGTCGCCGGAAACATCTGGGCGGCGGTCGAGCGGGCGACGGCGGACGGGGGAAGCGACAACTACCTCGAGCGCTTCGAGCCCTCGACGCCGCTCGACTGCGCGGTGCGCTACGAGTTCGACGTGCCGACGGCCACGCTCACCGGCCTCGAGCACCTCACCGGCAAGCCCGACGTGTGGGCCTACGTCGACGGCGATCTCTACGGACCGATCGCGGTCACGGGCGCCATCGCCACGCTCGACGTGCCCGGCCTCGACGTCACCATCGGCCTCGGCTCGCCGTGGGAGATGGAGCCGATGCCGCTGCGCGACAAGCTGACGGAGACGCAGCCGTTCCGCCCGCCGGGGCGCATCTACGAGCTCGAGATCTCCTGCCGCTCCACCGGGCCGATCGATCTTTCCGTCAACGGCGGACCGAAGCGCGAGGTGCCGATCACGTTTCTGGGCGAGCGCCAGCGCGACGGGGGGCCGTTCCAGTCCGGCGGCGAGATGGACCTGCCGCTGCTCGAGCGCCTTTTCTCGGGCTCCGTGCTGATGCAGGGCCTGCTCGGCTGGTCGCGTCATCCACGCTGGACACTCTCGCAATCGAAGCCCGCGCCGGTCGAGATCCTCGCCGTGCGCTCCGAGGTCGCGTTCAAGGGGTGAGATAACAATGGAACTGGCGCTCGGATTTTTTTCGTGTTGAGCATCTTCAATACCATCGTTAAAATCTTTAAAGATAATGTATTCAAAGGTTATTCTAGAGCCTGTTTTCTCATGAAAATA